TAAGATGGCATTCATAGGTGTCGCTAAGGGCTTTGCCCAACGACATTCTGCCGCAATCATTAGTCCCTACTGTCCACAAATCATAATTGATAAAGCTGGCGACTTTGAAAGAAGCGCCGTCACTTTGAACTCCATAAGATCCGATGTTCAGAAGTTTGCACAATGGAACCCTAGTGTTAGACCTAGGAATGAGCTCTTTGATGAAACAGTCAGAGCAGCTTTCAATAAGTTTCAGGTAACTCAAGTGAATCCGATTCACCTTAATGATTTACCCAAATTACATCAGAAGACGGATGTCTCATCACCTGGGATACCGTGGAAGGATTTAGGTTTCAAGACCAAGAGGGAAGTTCTAGATGACAAAACAGCTTTTCAATCGATTCGACGATTCTGGCACCGCGTCAAGCGGAGTGAGGATGTTCGACCTGCTGATTGTTCAGCATTCATGAGAGCACACATAGTAAAGAAAGGAGACATTAAAGTGCGCGCAGTCTGGGGATACCCAGCCACGATTTCATTTATGGAAGCGTGTTTCGCATTACCTTTGCTCGAGAAAATCAAGTGGTCGAAGACTCCAATGGCCTATGGTTATGAAACAGCCAAAGGTGGCTCTTCAAGAGTCAAATCTCGTTTCAGTGGATACAACCAGTACTTGGGAGCCGATTTTAAAGACTTTGACAAGACGGTCCCAGCTTGGTTGATACGCATTGCGTTCGACATCGTGTTAAGTAATTTCGATCTTAGAAAGTATAAAGACGAAGGAACTCCGAACACCGGCGAGTTAGCGATCGTATGGGAATATATAGTTGATTATTTTATTAAGACTCCAATAAGACTTTGCAACGGAGAAAGATACCGAAAAATGAAAGGTGTTGCAAGCGGGAGCTATTTCACGCAAATCATTGACTCAATAGTCAATTGGATCGTTATCGTTTACTGCCTCAAGAAGCAAGGCATGATAATAAACGACTTGCTAGTACTCGGAGACGATTCTTTGGTTGCCTTACAAGGACAATGCGACCTGGAATTGTTAGACAGGGAGATGGAAGAAAGTTTCGGCATGAAGCTGAACACCAAGAAGAGCATTCAGAGCAAAAGACTCAGTGACATCGTCTTTCTTGGTTATTTAATGGCACACTCTCCTACGAAAGATGAAGCATCGTTGTATGCTGCGCTGGCATTCCCAGAGACTCCAGACAAATACATCGATCAGTTCGTGACTCGCGCTGTTGGCCTTTGTATAGCCAATTTTGCAGTGCATACCGAATTTGACCGATCCTGCAGAATCATATCTCAGATTCCGCACAAGAATGTTGTCACACCTTCATTGCGCAGGTTTCTGGATCAGATGGGAATTGACCAAGTTCCGGCTCTTCCACCGGACCAGCTCGATCTTTACCTAATGTCACACTAACACCGATGAAAAGACCCCGGCTATAATAGGGCTCCACAAACAAAC